GATGCGGTCGTTAGCGATTGAACGGGCCTTATGAATGGCTTTAGCGGACATTTCTTTTATGAGAGATTAGTAAATGCCTAAACATAGCGCCCTAACGAAAGCCCTTGCTCCCTACGATAAACAGGTCATCTTTGACGATGAGCCTCTCCCTACCTGCCCCTGTAATATCGCCATCATCAGCAAGAAGGGCGGAGGTAAGAGTACTCTGATTAGAAACCTATTGGAGCGCAAAGAGAGTCCATGGTACAAGCATTTTGACCGCATCTATGTCATTAGCCCAACGGCCGCAAAGGACGATAAGATGCGTGACCTCATTGAAGATATTGGACCAGACCAGCACTGGGAGGTTCTGAACGAGCAGACTCTACAGGAGGTGCTGGATGCGATAGAGGCCCATATTGAGGAGTTCCAAAAGAAGAAGAAGAACAAGGGCAAGAAGCCCAACTCCCTTCTCATCTTGGACGACTGTCTCCATGATATGGTCCAGAAGAAGCAGATAAGACTGATGAGCAAGTTGGCCACGACCAATCGTCATATTGGTCTGACCAACCTCTACTCACTCCAGAAGTGGAACTCCTTCCTCCCTACTGTTATCCGCTCCAACCTGGACTGTATCGCCTTCTTCCGTACCGATAACAAGAAGGAACTGAACTCCTTCGTAGAGGAGATGCCGTCGGATGAGGAGGCATTGATGGAGATGTATAAGTTCGCTACGGCAGAGCCCTACTCCTTCCTGTTCTGTAATTTCTACGGTGTCCGTCCCCGCTTCTTCAAGCGTTTTGACGAGATAGCCTACAAGCCAAAAAATGATGACGATGAGTAGTATGATACGCATTCGCAACGAACGACTACACGACCCTGAGGAAGGTTATAAGAAGGGAGGTAAGGTCCGTAAGGGTAAGAAGAAGGCCAAGGCCAAGAAGAGCCGAAAGGCGACAGGTAAGAGACGTCGTGCTGTCAAGGCAGAGGCACAGCGCTATCTACCGATGGGTGGAACTGTACCCACGACAGGCATGGGTTCATTCGTGTTTGGCCCATCACAGGCTCCCTCTTATTTCCGTAGTGCTGGTCCTGACCAACAGACCTTCGCTTCTATACCCCGAGCGCTTCAGACTATTCAAGAGGGACAGGCCCAGACTCTTCGGAAACTACAGTACTTTGAAGATGAGGGCAAGAGGCAATATGAGAGACAACAGGAGTTCAATCGGGAGGTCATTGAGGACTATGAACAGCGAATGAGACAGCAAAGAGCACCTAAAGCATCTATTAGCGTCCAGTCCTCTCGTGCTCCAACTCCTCGTGCCTCTTACTCGCCTATCGTGAGTTCTAGTTCGTTCATGCCTCCTCCTATTAATACACTACTTCCATTGGAACGACAACGTAGTATGACTCCTGATATCATCACACCAATGATAGCACCTCCAGCATCCATGTCGTCGTCTATTCCTGATACAGCAGTTCGGACTTATTCATGGTCACAAGCGCTGAGTAGTCGTGAGGCCGGATACCGAGGAGCCGATGAGTCATTGCCTATTCAAGCCCCTGCCTCAGGAGCGAATATGGTTCCTGAGGATATCGTATATGATGCGGTGCCTGACTCGGCCTTTGTTCCATTGAATGCGGCTGCTCCTGAGAGTGTGGATGCTGCGGTAGAGAGAGCAGGACAGGTAGCCGCTCAAGCGGCTACCCCTATACGTCGTATTCCAAAGCCAAAGGTATTAATACCAATTCCAGCACCAGAGCCAGAGCCAGAGCCAGAGCCAGAGCCAGCCAAACCGGCTTCTTCAGGTAGTATTTACATGAAAAACCCTGACACGGTTACTTCCCGTGATACCCTTCATTTTATCGCTTCTGGTCTAGGCATCAAGAACGCCAAGGCAAACTTCACTGGACCAGGAAGCACACAGCGCCTACGAGAGGCTATTAAAGAGGCTCAACGTGGTAGGCAATAACCGATTTAATCCTCCTAGCAGGACAGAGATGGAACACACCATTAGCCGTCTTGAATATACTCTGAAGGACTCCGATGTGAAGGCCAACCATGAACTAGTCATCCTTATCCATCGGGTCATTGGAAGCCTCCGACAGGTTCTCGCTGAGAAGCATGTACGCTGGGAACAGGAGGAGAAGGACATGGGAGACTGTCCATGTGGAACCTGTCGTGTATCCCCCTCTTAGTCGTTTTCTACCTAATACAAAAAAGGGATAGAGCCTGTTAGCCCTATCCCTTTATTATGGGTGTTTTACTCACTCGTCGTCACACGAAGACGCTGAGGAGTCATCGTCCGAGTCAGAGTCGGAGTCAGAGAGGGCCATCTTCTTGAGAGCCTTCTTCCGTGCCTTCAACTCCTCTTCCTCTCGTTTGAGACGCTCCTTCAACTCCTTACGTTTTTGGCTCTCCCTATCGGTCTTGGCCTTCTTCGCCTTGTACTTGGAGTTCTTAGCCTTCTCCTTCTCCAGTTGAGCGACGAGTGTTGCCTTCTCCTTGTTGAGTTTGTCCATCCGAGCCAAATAAGCCTCTTCCATCTCTATCTGACGCATACCAGACGATTCGCTGTTTGATAGAAGAGCCTCCTCATATCGCTGTTCAAGGTTCTTTACCTTCCGTTGAAGGCTTGCTACCTGCTCTTCTAACCGTGCGGAGTGTGTCTCCGCATACTTCTGAGCCCGTTCTGCCCGTTCTATCTGGATATGAAGGTCTGTATGAAGAATACCACCATTCAGTTCCAGTAGAGTCTTTTGAGAGGCGTCTAGTTCTAGACGCATCTCCTCCAACTGCTTCTCATAGCCGTGGTTTAGTGCTTCTATCGTCTCCTCCAAGGATTTGACCTTGTCCTTCAAGGCGAAGCATTCAGGAGAGCGAAGCCATTGAGCACGATGAATCTCCATGAGGTCGTTCAGACTGACGATACTCATCAACTCCCTGAGGAACTCCGCATGGGCTTCTACGTTCACATCCATGGCGATATAGGGTGCGACACTGTCCTTCTCTTCTATCATGATGGGCTTGACTCCGAACCAGTAGTCCGTATCGGGATGGATACGAGAGGGGATAGGCATCATCTTGGGGTCAACCTTCTTCTGATAGGAGTTGATGAGGTTGATATTGGACTGCTTCGCATCCTCTACGAGGTATCTGGCCAACTCTACCTTGTGCTTGTGTCGGATATGACTGGGCAAGTCAATCTTACGATGCTTACTGTCGCAGAAATCGCATTGGAAGAGTTTGGACGGCATCAGGGTTTGCTGGAGGGGCTTCTACCTGGTAATACCGGAGAGTCTTTAGGTTCTTTATTCTCCGCCCTTCGGGGCTCTTCAATTTTTCTTTGGAGGGCGGTGAGGGGGGAAATGGGTCAAATGGATGATTGTGATGTAAATCGCTCATCCAATGAGTAAAAGAGTCGTTAAATACATCACAAGTCAGAGGGGGAGTTTGGGGGTCGTTTTTTCCCCCCTTCCCTCCTCTTCCAAAACGTCAGGAGGGTCAGCCAAAACAGTTTTTGAATTTTTTACGTTTTTTCAAGTTTTGAAAAGAGGCCTCGCCTCCTCATCTTTTGAAACATGGGAGGGGTATATAAACGACCCTCAAACTCCCCCTTTCTAGAAGGTACTGTATTTAACGAGTCTTTTTCTCATCTCTTCATCGTTTTGTGGGACAATTGCGTTTGTATTAGAAATATCCCCTGTTTGGAGGTGCTGTAATAAGACGGGACAACTAAATGGCTCCTCTCGTCTCTACGACACATCAGAGGGGGAGAGACGTTTTGGAATAGACCCCTTTTGGGCTCCCTCCGTCTCCCCTTACTGAATGAAGCCTAAAGGGATGCGACCATGAAATACCATAACCGCCAATAACCGCCAAATATGACCCTCTATAAGTTCTATCGCATTGTCCCTAAGGATACGACCTCTATGGACTGCTATATCGGTCATACTCGTCAGCCATTAAGGAAACGATTTACCGAGCATTATCATGAACGTAATCGTTCTGATGCCTGTAGGTCGTCTATTCTATTTGAACGTTATGGACGTGATGGGTTAGAGATAGTCCTTATCCACGAATTGGAACTTGCTACGCTGGAGGAAGCCAGACGTGAAGAACGGAGACTGTGTGAGGTGTATCATGAGTCTATCGTTAATAAGGTTAGACCCTTTACAACACAGGACGAAAAAGAAGCGGAAAGACTACTCTATTCTATGGCTTATCGTGAGGATAATCGTGATGAAATACGAAAGAAGTCTAAGGCTTATTACGAGGCTAATCGTACCATCATCCTTGAGAAAGCAAAGAACATACGTGAGGCTAAACGCCTACTCTCTCTTCTCCCTACACAGTAAGCAGATGGACGACCAGACCTTTAAAGAACACCTCTACTATATCCGTGAGTTGCTCAAGCCTCACGTACCTGAAGGACAGCACTGGTTCCAGTTCCTCAGCAACAACCAAGAGGCCCTAACTCTTCCTCATCCTTATCCTATCAGTGTCCGGCCTTCCCAGCATGGACGAGGTATCTTTGCGGACTGCGATATCCCATCACGAACGGTCATTACTCTCTATCCAGCCCATTACATCTGCGAAAAGGTTAGAGGAGACGAGCATATCGTCCAGCAACCTCAAGGACTTCCTCCGATGGACTCAGCCTATCGTATCACCATCAATGACCGAATCAGTTTTACGGGTTGTCCTGACGTCATCAGCCATCCATGGTTCCTTGGCCATATGCTCAACGACCCATGCGACTTCTCCTTACTCAAGAAGGGTAGGGAAGGTAAATGGCTCCTCCATTACCGTCAATCAGAGCAGAAGGCTAATGTTCGTTGGGAAAACGATGGAGACTGTATGTATATCGTAACAACACAAGATATCAAGGCAGGAGAGGAGTTGCTCGTCTCCTATGGCTCAGACTATTGGTTCATTCGTGCGGGACTGCCTACCTACCGTGAATACATCCTTCGTCAGAAGGCTCGTTTACCAGCGCATAAAAGGGCCCAACTAAATGCTCTGCTCCATTCAGAAGATGGCTTTTAATTTGAAGGTCTTCCAAGGTGTTACCATCCAGCAGGTACGTGATGCGATGAACTATAAGCAATACCTCAAGACAGACGAGGAGATAGAGGGTATCCGGCTATCCAAGGAAGAACAGGAGAAGTTCTCCTCTCCTGTGCTGATAGAAGTAGTTACCCACCAGGATGAACGGAAGTCTGAGTCAATACAATGAGGTGATGCGATATACGTTCAACGTAGACTCTGCTAAGCGTAACTCAGGTACGAACACAGACCTCTATATTACCCTATCCCAGCCTCTTACTCGTCTCTCGGCGGACGGTCAGTTCATCGTAAGTGTAACGTCCATTAGTATCCCTTTCTCTTTCTATCAACTGTCCTCTACGGAGAACCTGAACGTCTTGCCTATCTATCTGAAGAACGCAGTAGATGCGTCTGGTCGTAACACGACGATTACGCTGAATCAGGGCAACTACACGCCCTATACACTCATCACAGAACTCAACACTCGTCTGACGACGGCCTGTCAGCAGACGGGTATTGGTGGCTATACGGCATTTACTCCTACGTTCAATACGACCTATAATCCAGTAACGGGCTACATCACGTTTGCCCTAACGGCTCCGGCTGGATGCGAGATACGACTCCTGTTCTCTACCTCTACGGTGACAGGTCTCCTCGGCAACTTCTTTGGCGTGGGACAAGTGGATGTCATCATGACACCCTCTACCACACCATCGTCTACGAAGCCCTGTGTGCTGAACCCAGTGAATTACCTCTATTTACGGTCGTCTCTGAAGCAGTTCCGCAACCGTGAATGGGTCGTTCAGAAGGATGACGTGTCTGATATCCTTTATCGTATCCCGATTGGTACAGCCCAAGGCACATGGATTCAATACGATGTACCGAGCGAACCCATCTACATCGTGGATTCGTCCATAGAGAGCATCAACTTCTATCTGACGACCAACCTGACCTATGAGTCTATCAACCTCCAAGGGATTGACTGGTCATTCGCCTTCTCTATCTCTGAGGTGGCTCGTCCGAAATATACGCCAGTTACCTCTACCTTGGCCTATAACAACTTCGCCACGATGTCTCCTGAGGAGCGCCAGAAGACGATAGACGAACTCCAGCAGAAGAAGCAAAAGGAGATAGACCGTCTCATGCGCTACCGAGACAAACTCCAGGGCATAGACGTGACACTTCCTGAGGAGAAGACTCCGGCAGAGGCTCCGAAGGCGGACGCTCCAGCAGGGGACTTAAAGGAGACAAAAACGGCTCCAACTCCTGATGAACTCGTAAAGGACAAGGCAGCGTTATATCCTACGGTGTCCAAGATGCGGGAGTTCCAACTCATCCAATACAACAGTCTCTGGGATGAGCCTACTCCTCACCCAGTCGGAGACGTGTTGGGCACGTTGCTTGATGCGACCCCACAAGGTGCGGAGGAAGAGACTCCCACCACTCAATAGCATGTTCTACCATAACGCAAGGGGAAAACGGATAGACATCGTCAATCCTGGCAGACCACTCAATCTTTCACGAGGAGGTATGATACCTGCTCTTCCCGGCACAGAGAAGCATCCAAATGACGACACCATCTCGGCCAAGTTGGAGGTTGGCTCCTTGGTCGTTCCTGTCAAGGCTGTCAAGCACCTCAAGGACTATAAAGGAGAAACGACTGGACCTGTCCAGACGAAGCCTGACCGGCTTGTTCAAGCCATTGTAATGCCTCATGAGGCAGTTATCCATAAACGATATGCCTCTAAGGTGGAAGGCTTCCTACGGCGGAAGGGCATCAAACTACCTCTCGGCTCTTAATAGTAATGGTTCTCGTCCAAATTATTATTACGCCACAGAACAACGGCTCGTTCTTTCCTATTGGTGTGAGCGGTCTATGCTCTCTTCGTGTCTTATCCTATGACCATCATGACACAGGTGGCGCAGCACGTCTTATCCAAGTTGTTTCCGAACAACTTGTTTTTCCTTACTCACCGGCTCGTTACCTTACAGTTATGACGAACCAGCACTCAACCCATACGGTAGATGACTCTCGTGGAGGCTTTCATCTGAACAACGTCGTCATCAATGGAGGCATTCAACTCCAAGTCATTAATGAAGCAACGGGTGCTCAACCTGCCGGATTTACCTTTGGCTTGTTGACGCTCAGCATTGAAGAGATTAATCGGAACTTGGTAGTAGGACAATGAAAGCCCGTCATCATACCTTTTTTAGCCGTGGGGGCGTAGACCAATTGGATAAACGTCCTACGGTAACTCTATTCGTTCCAGAGCAACCTCAGGCGGAGGAGATGCCCGACCAGCGTCCGGTCGCCGCCCAAGTACTCAAGAGGGAGCGTCCTAAGGTCGTTCGTTCCAAATATCAGCGTGGCTAAGCCCATTTTTTTTGCTACGGACATGTAGCAACACAGATGTCTCTTCATACCGTTGGTTCTGACGCACGTTATATTCTTCCGGCTTCGTATGACTCCGTTCCAGAGGCCTTCCGCTCCAACAAGGCAGCCAAGCCCATTCCATGCTCTCTTCAGACCGTGAACCTGCCCTCACTGTCTGGTACTCAGAACTTGGGTGGTTCAGCCATTGTTCAAGTGCCTTGCGGTGCCTCGGCTGGTTACATGGCAAATCCTTACCTACGCTTTACGATTCAACTGACTGGTCCTCAGGCTGGTCTGAAGAAGGATGGAACCTACCAGTTCAAGGGTGCGACCAAGTCTGCTACGGCTTGTATCAATCGTTATGCGACTTTCGTGAACAGCCAGATGGTGGATAACTTCCAAAATGCTTGGGCTCTCTACGACATGCTGTTGGCTCATTCTACCTCACAGCCATGGTTGTCTAACGATGGTAATCTGATGCTGGGTGCGGGTAACGTCTACACCTTGTCTGCTCTCCGCACAGTGGATAACCTTCCTGCTCTTCATGTCTGTGTTCCTCTGCTGGGTCTGCTGGGCTCACAGTCTGCTCTGCCTCTGTTCCTGATTAACGGCACTCTCCAGATTCAGGTTGATTTTCAGTCTTCTATTGGTGCTTTTGTCGCAGTGGATGGAACGAACATCGTAGATGGTGCGATTACGGGTGCTACCTTCTCCGAGGTCCAGTTGGTCTATGATAAGATTTCATGCGAACAAGCCTTCGTGGATTCAGTTCGTGCGGACATGATGAAGGGCAATAAGTTCGTCTTCGGCTACACCAACTACCAACTGACTTCTCTGGCCAACGCTTCGTCAGCCAACGCCACCTTTAACTACGGCCTGAATGTTTCTTCGCTTCGTGCTGTTGTCATGACACAGTATGAAACGGCTAATCTTCCATCAGCGAAGGCTTTGACTCCTTCTATTGCCAATGATATCAGTGTCTGGCAAGTTTCACTGGATGGTCGTCAGATTAGCAATATCAACCACAACGTTCTGTTGCGTCCGGCCTGTTCCTTTGCTGAACTCCAGAAGTGTATGGGTCGTCTGTTTGATGCTTCTATCTCTGAGGTATCAGGTGATGCGAACGGTGCTGTTGCTGTAGATGCTACTCAACAGCAGACCTCGGCTCAGAATGAATACTATGCCTCACGATTTGCGATTGGTTCCTCGGCTCAGCGTATTAACGAAGGCCTGGCCTTCTCCGGCAGTCCTTGCTCTGTGGCTTCCATCCAATATACCCAGGGTGCGACTGCGGTAACTTCCTACCTCCACTTCATCTCCGACCAGCAACTGTTGATTACCGCTGATGGCTCGGTTGAACTGGTCCGTTAAACAGATAAAGCGTATAGCAACGATTTATCTCTCCTCCCAGTAAAGATGATTACCCCTGTTTGGAGCAACCTTGACCGTCTGAATCGCCCCGCAACGGCAAAGCGTTTTGCTGAAGGTGGACGAGTAGATGACGCACGTCTGATGAAGCCCAAGATTCTGCTCCCAATGCCTTTTCCTCGTCCTTACGGTCCTCTGTGGAGACAGATGGACAATCCTTTTCGTCATATGTAATCGGCTTACTCAGATACTCCCTCTGCTCGTTAGAACAACCAGCGATAACAGGATTAGACCCAAACATCGCATACCATCCCATCATGCTCCGGCGAATCCGTTCGTGTTCTTCTAGGTCCATCTCTCTAGTGGTAATAGATGTCTTATTCTATTACGCCCTGGACACACCGACAGGCACGTAAATTGGGTCTTGAGGTAAAGCCGAGCCGGAAGCAGGGCAAAAAAATAGACGTTTTCCGTGATGGCTATTACATCGCCTCTATTGGCTATAAGGGCATGGGTGATTTTCCAACGTATCGTGAAACAAAGGGTGAGGCGTTTGCGAAAGAGCGTAGGCGGTTGTATCACCTACGGCATAAGGATGGTCCGGTTGATTCTCCCGCCTTCCTCAGTAAGCGTCTTCTATGGTGAGCCTACTCCGGTGGTGTGACGTCTATACCTTTTGCTCGTAGATATCCATATTTACAGGCTCTTGCTTCGGCTTCTGTTTTGAAGGTTCCTATTAAATAGTCTCCGGCTTTAGCCAACCATCTGTCCTTATCCTTAGCATATACACAGTTGCCGATACGGTCAATATTAAGCATGTTATCCTGTTGGCTAAACCAACGAAGATTACACAGTCTATTATCAGTCTTATCCCGATTGATATGGTCTATGTTTCGTAAGCCATGAGGATTTGGTAAGAACGTCTCCGCCATAAGAGCATGAACATTGAAACGAATCGCTCTTCCAACTGATAATCGTAAGTATCCATGTTTTGCCTTAGTACCACGTCTAATAGATTCCTTACCTCGTATAATTGATTTGACCTCACCGTTACGATTAACGAACACGTTTTCGTATTTAGTCGCTACCCAATCGGTGTCCATGGTTATTAGGTAAATACCACATACCATCTTTATACTCTCTACTACCGGCAAATGAGTCCCCTCGCAAGTTCCTTGCTTCGCTCCGCTGTCAAATGGACACTACGGAGCGGTATCCGATGGTTAGGCTATTCCGTTGTACTGTTTGATATTATCTGTGTCATCTTGGTAGAATAGAACCCATGGCCAGTATCCTTGACAGTCTCCCTGCGGTTATCCAAAAGGCTGAACTCCGTCTGGACGATGTTCAGTCCGTCCAAGGAGGCGATGATAAGCCGTTCATTATTATCCACTCCCGCCCCATCACTCAGGAGGAGAAGGACTTGCTCCGCTCCTATGGTGAGGTGCTAGAGTACTCACCGGCCTACGTTAATATCCCGTTGGCGAAACTGCGCTTCCGCTACTTGCTCCTTGATATTAACGAGAAGGAGGCTCGTGTCCTGCTCCAGAAGAACAGCACAGAGGCCTATCATGTTATCTGTGTCTGTTGCTGGTGGGAGAAGGAGGAGACGTTCCTTCAACAGATTCAGCCAGAGAACGTCCTTCGTAAGTTCCCTGCTCGTTCCCCCTTTGCTGATGACTTCAATCGTATGCTCCTTACCGGTAAGGTGAGTGCCCCATCGTGTATCCTTGCTGTTTGGAAGTTGGTGAAGAGTTTTTTGGCGTAATTGGGTGGATGGTACGAAAGATGTGCGACTATGCTATCCAAACCCTTATGGCCTATATCGGTATCCCTCCTATCTTTCCTTCCCTCTGGTAGATGCCCTATTCACTAGAACGAGTTGGTAAAGGCTGTCAGGTCTTCTCCCAGAGCGGTCGTCCGTTGTCCAAGAAGCCCCTCCCTTGCTCCCGAGCGAAGAAACAACTCGTCGCCGCTAATATCGCATACGCCCAAAAAAAGAACCGTAAATAACGAGTGAGTCCAATGAGGCATCACTCGTTGTTGTATTACCTTATTTTAAGCCTAAGGGGGGTATTCATGCCTCCTCTCTATTTTGGGAGCAATTGGGCGAGGAGGTTCGCCATCTTTTCCATGTCTTTCTCCATCTTCTTCTGTTTCGCCTCAACATCCCTCGCCCAAGCCTCCAGCACCTCGTTCCGCTTTGTGAGCGTCTCCGCTTCCTTCTCCTTCCGCTCACGGTGCTCCTTACACATATCCCTGCCTTTCGTCTCCTCCCGATGCTTTCGTGCGTATTCTAACCCCTTCCGCTCCTCATCTCCTATGAAATCACCGAGTTCCTCGTCCGTCTTGTCCAATAAATAGACATCCTCCTTGAATCGTCTCTTCTTGTCCTTACCCTGTCGGACTCGCATCTTCTCTTCTTTCGGCCGTTCCATCTCTATGGAGAGGTGAGAGAAACGGGGAGCAGAAGAAACGTCGCAGAGATGGCGTCGTTGCCATCTACATATCCATAACCAGAATTCACGTAGAACATCACATCATACCATCCAGCGGGGATTCCTCCTGCTTCAAAAGCGAAGGGGATGGGCGAATGATTCCAAGAGAGGTTCGTGTAGATATACGTAGCAAAATAGAAGTATTGCCCTGTGCTCTGGTTATATAGACGCATGGACACGTTTTGAAACCCAGCCGAGTCTCTGTAATTGGTCGCCACGCCATGAATGAGCAGGCCCTGATTATTGAATGACTTGTAGAACTGTGACGCTCTGCTAAGGAAGTTCCAATTCACCTGTAGGTTATCACTGTAAGGGCCGAAATGGTACCCCTCTACTGTGGTTGCCACGACTCGCTTATCAATGACATCCCAGCCGAGTACCGCTCCATAGCCTGCGGTGGCTCCTCTGCTCTGTGCGGGTGGGTTGCTGTAATACAAGGTGCTCTCAATCTGGATAGGAGTAGCGCCCCAGCCTGAACCAGCGTCTTTACCCATATAGAAACGGTTGTCTGTGTCGTAATACATAAAACTTGCTAATTTTTCTCCTGAGTCATGAACGGTGATGCCGGTTTGTTCCGAGCATTCCATCAATAGCCCTGCTTGCCATCCTGTTCCATAGTTCCTATCTGTTCCTCCAATGACTACCTGGCCTGGCGTGGTACTAATGTTATTCGGAACGGCATGGGCGCTTGCTCCTCCAGTAAAGTTCAGCACTCCATTATTGGTGATACGCATTTGGTGATTATCATAGTAATCGCTCCATAAGAACTTGGCCACGGCAGGATTTGCTATCTTGGCTCTAATGATACAACCCCACGAAGAATCCGAATAAATACAACCTGCTGAGTATGAACCCCCCGAACCAAAGAGGAGGGAACCCGTCGCATAGGCATCACCTTCCACGTTCAGTTTGTATGTCATAGGATAATTGCCAATACATACCTTTCCTCCTGGGTTCAGATACATATCCTGCCAAGCGTTTAATGCTGCGGTGTGGCCTCCCACATACACCTTGTTGTCATACGTTCCAATGACAGCGCCTCGTTCTTCGTTACCGAAATAGCCCCAGCCCTTCCATCCGCTGGTTCCACCGTTATAACTATAAAGGGAAGAGAGTGGATTAGACGTTCCGATGCCGATATTTCCGTTTGATTTAATGACGAGAGATGATGCCCCGCCATTATTGATATTAAAGCGAATGGCTTGGGAGTTCGTTCGTATAACCATATCGCCAGTCAGAGCATCAGAAGCCCAGGAACCAGCAGAGGAGGCGTAGGCAATGAAATTGTTCCCCATCTGGATGTTTGGTTGGTTCGTGGTTCGTCCCCATTGAATGCTGTCATAAAGACCCGACCTAGCACTGCCAACGATGATGTTTCCATTCACAAACGTAAATGAACTACCAGCGAACGACATCGGCAGATAGGCCGAACCATCTGTGCTAGCGCTAATTATCTGAGCCTCGTCTGTTGAGGCAACACCCAACGCCAGATTACAGGTGGTTGCGTTACGTGTCGTGTTACGTCCGATACTCATGTGCCCATTATAGCCAGTAAAGAGATACACCTCTCCTGCTGAGTTGTCAATATGGCTAAAGGCATTGCTGAACTTGATGTTCGCTTTCGTTGCGCTACTGAGGCCGATGCTCACCGTGCCTGTGATACCAACGTCTGGTGAATTGGCGTCTGTCATCACGCAGTCATACCACGTTGTAAACTTTGACGTGCTCCCGTAATCACCCTGATATTGACGAATACCAGACCCTCCCTTGTTATACATGATAAGATTCACCTTACCAGCCGAGCCATCAGCCCATGAGTTGAAACAGAGCATATCCGAATAAGAGCCTGTTCCATCATTGCCCATCTGGCCAAAGTAGTAGCCCATTGAACCAGCATCCTGTTGCGACGGTTTCATACCTGCTCGGTAGTCGTCCTGGCGGGTCCAGTTCTTCGCTGACATACTACTACCAAGTAGAGTCCCACTACATGAAATGTCTCCTGTAACAGTGAGCGCATAGGATGGATTCGTGGAACCAATGCCAACCTTTCCGCCTCCCGTTAGAACAAGGTAACCACTACCAGTGCGAAGAGCGCATCCATAAAATCCAGCCAGACATGGATTGCCTGTGAAGCCAGGGATGCCACTGTCTCCCACACCATACCATGGGCCGAACTTATTGTCTCCTATTTTCGCATCTTCGTCTTGGTTGTCTCCTCGTGCTGATAGGTAATAGCGTTTAGCGAGGACTCCAGCATTGGTGCCGATGCCCGTCGTCGTGATGGTTCCGTCAGTAGTCAGCGAACCGCAATCAATCTGGCCCGTCTGTTTGGAGGAGCCATCTCGGGTATTGAAGACGTGGCGAACCGTGCTATCATAGGCACTATAGAACGCTATACCATACCAACTCTTCAGTCCTCCATTATAGGTGGTGTAATCGGCTCCGTCACCATTGTTAGCGAATAGACGACACGATTTATTAACGTCTCCTCCTGTGTAAGGCCAGAACTCGCCTCCTACGTTCTTTAAGTTTCCCGTCATCGTGTCTCCCGATTTATTGACCTTCCCATCTAACTGTGTTTGGATGGAATTCGTCACCCCAGATAAATAGGCTATCTCTGTAGTCGAGACAATCGTGCTAAACACCTTGTTCTGCGAATCAATGGCGAGAACACGATTTACCGTTGGGTCGCTCAAATACAGGGGTTTGGAGATGGTTACCTTTGACACCGTGCCTGTTGTTTGATTTCCAACGATGTCAATAGCGAGGCGATTCACTTCCGTGTCCGAACCTGTCAGACCTATCCAGAAATTACCATTAGAAGCCCCATCAGGAACACCCAAGAGGCGAGTATTGGCGGTCAGTGCTCCAGAGGATATGGTTAGGCCCCCACTGAGGGTTCCTCCTGTGAGGGGAAGATAGAGAGCCAGTTGAGTATCTACATATCCCTTTCGTGTCAGATCATCCGCATTGACAGGCGTATAGGAGGATGTCACTTTATTCGCTCCCATGGATAATGTTCCGCTCATGCTGTCCCCGCTTTTTAAAACATACAACGAACCAGCACCCGAGATGGCCGAATCCACATAGGTTTTGTTTGTGTAATCGTCTCCTGTGGAAGGAACAGCCGAGGACTGGACCTTATACGAGCCGAGGACGATATTGGTGTTTGCGTTGCTCCCATCCAGTTTAAGACGGTTGTTAATCTGGGTTTGCGCTGAACTTGTTAGTCCTGCGATATAGGAGAGTTCTGTATCCGTCACACTAGAGGTAATGAGTTCTCCTGCGGAATTAACAATAGCCACACGTTGGGGACTCCATCCTGTAGATTTCAGAAAACCATATTCTCCTGTCATCCTAATCACGGCACCCGTCGACGAGGTAAAGACAAGATTTTGTGTATAGGCATCGATATATTCCGCTGTGATGGTCCAATTTCCTGATGTGGGAGCATTCAGTTTAAGACCAGACTTTAGAGTAGGCTGTGCGTCTAACGTGAGAGCGCCCTGAAACTCAACAGGGGCTACTACTGTTTGGCTGGTAGATGTGATTTTATTGAGATACGAGTTCGATACACCACCTGTGATGAATGCTACCGCATCCGATAAAACCTTGAGATTGACTACATCAGGATCAGTCGTCGCATAATACGTCGTCGTGATTTTCTGATCCGACATATCCAGCGGTTGCGTGTTTCCGATGTATTTTACATAAAGAGCAGGGTTGATTTGTGTCCCATCCACATAAACATTTGTCAGACCATCCAATGTATTCACTTGGAGAGCATTATTCTGTAGACCGTTAATAGAGGCCATCTTCTTATCTAATAAAGAGATAAGAAGATGGTGAAAATAGTCCGTTCCTACAATCTGTATCTTAACAGTCGCCAGGCGACGATAGGAGGGTCCAGTAACAACTGTACCTTTAATATCAATCCCGCCCTTACCCTGACGAATCGTTCTAATCGTTTCCAGGTGTCTATTCCTTTTATGGAGGTACCCTATTCCTTCAATCAACTCTCCGCTACGTTCAATTCCCTTCAATATCAATTTACGGACGGCTCGGGGACATTCACGAGAACCGTGACGATTCCCGTCGGAAACTACAACATCAGCAATTTCCTCACGGTCTTTAATACCTATTTGGCGGTGGATATTAAGACACAGCGTCCCGCATGGGTTCAGAGTAATTTAGCAATGAATTACGATAGTTCCACAGGTCGTGTGACAATGGTGATGAGTCCGGCCTCTACTTCTATTCTGTTCTACTTGTCTAATAATTTTGTGATGGCCCTGATGCTCGGCTTTCCTCAAACAAATCAGACAGTATCTACAGGAGCCAATCTGACATCCATTAATAAGGTATGTTCTAATCCGGTAAATGCGATCTTCTTGCGCTCGGATTCCCTTAAGTTCTCCACATCTTTTGAAGCCATTGTTGCTCCTTATTCACAGGCCGATATTTTAGCACGTATTCCCGTTACGACTCTACCGAACTCTTGGCTCTATTACCGTAATGACAATAAGGTTTTACTCTCCAATACGGAGATTGCTTCTCTCAACTTCTATTTTAGCGACAACTTGGACCCCAACTATGTCATTGACCTTAACGGCATTCCCTTCGGGCTACAAATCGTATTCGATGAGGTGGAACTAGAGGAGACGAACGCAGGACTAGACCGCCTCGGAGAAGGTGTTGTTGCGATTCCTAAACCATTATTGGAGGAGAGAGATAAGACCCTACGGGAACTACTAGATTTGCGAACGAAGTTAGAAAAGGAGATACAGGACAAGAAGGAAGCACGGCAAAAGAAAAAGGAGACCCCACAATAGAATGTTCCTTAAAAAGCACTTGTTTCCACGAATGAACCCCTATCCGATTAATCGGGATGGGGCGCAATATGCTGTGGGAACGCAAGACCTGATTCCGAATAGCGTGTTGGACCGTCGCATTGATCCAGGAATGTGGTCCGGCCGTGGATTCCAGAAGCCGATTTTGTATTATGCCAAAGGCGGAGAAGTGGAAGAACATGACCCACATCAATATGCCCGAATGGGTAGCGCACAAATCCGAGCATTGGATTTCAGTAATTATCTGCGTCATTAATTTATTTCTCCCCCGATGATAGAACTAAGATGTCATCGTCCGCTCACTTTACAGGTGTTGTCTCTGAGTCACACAACTATCAGACTCAGGAGATTCCTCATTCCCTGAAGTCCTGCTCCTCGGCTCAGGCTGTCCGAGCCAACAACCGTCATTTTCAGTTGGCCACCTCGTCCTCTAACTCTCAATCCTCTGGCGGTGTCCTGCTCTGGCAAATCCCTCCGACCGCTGGCGCCATCTCTCGTGAGACCATGTTCTTGCGTTGCCGTGTGACCGCCACCTGTGCTGCAGCCCCGACCTACGCCGATACAGACCATTCGGTGACTTTTAAGGGTCCGGGTGCTCTGGTTGCTGGTGTTAAGTCGGATGGCACTGCTACAGCCGGTGCCGTCCTCCCCCAACTGTCTAACGGTTACTCATGGATTCAGCGTCTGACTCTCTACGGCACTGGTTCAGCGGTTGTGGATCAGATGAACTACGTGAACAGCACCATGGACATGCTTCTGGCTCACAACACCAGTGGTCCTTATCTGGGTACGGAGGGTAATGCTCTGATTGGTATTGCCCGTCCTTGGGATGTTCTCGGCGCTGGTCCTAACGCTTACATCGATCTGTGCCTTCCTCTGCCTCTGTCCTGCTTTAACAACTCCCAGCAGGACTTCCCTCTCTATCTGTGTAAGAACCCTCTGACCCTTCAACTCGATATCGCTTCTTTGGCTCGTGCTGTTACTGGTGGTACTGCGGGTGCTGGCAATTGCGTCGTATCGGAATTTACCGTTAGCAACGCTTACCTCTGCTATGAGGTCTTGGAAGTGCCTCATTCACTGATTGAGGCCGAGCGTGCTGCCGTTCAGGGCGGTCACCCCTTCGTTATGCCACTTCAGTCGTGGTTGAACGTTCAGGTTCCGAAGTCGGTCCTCTCCTCATACACTCTGGGTCTGAATGCCTCCTCTCTGCGCTCTACTTTTATTGAAATCATTGGCGCTAGTTCATATTCTTCAACCGCTCAGATTAACTATATCCGTGGTGCGGATGACACTTCTGCTTCATGGGGTAATGGCGTGAACGCTCAACTGTACTTGGACGGCAATGTGAAGAACTCATCTATCTTCGACAACCCCGCTATGCAGTTCATCCAACTCAAGCAAGCCCTCCACAACAATATCCAGTCTTCTGTTATTCAACCGTCCTTCGCCAACTTTCCAGCCTATCTTTTGAACTTTAATGCCCTTGCTTGGGATTGTACCTCATTCGATGATGAGGCTACTGTGTTCGGTGGTTCCCCCGTTAGCAATCTTAACATCCAGTTGACTGGTTACAGCGCTAACGGCTCCTACATCGCCACCATTATGTGTCTCTATGATACTCTGCTAGCATTCCAGGCTGATGGAATTATGGAGGTCAAGCGTTAAACGTTGTAATTTGTAATATATACATTAATATCTGAACCATGATTTTTAGCAATCAAACTTCAGGTACTTAAAGAAATCTTAGACCGATGCTCTCTTATCCTCCAGTGGCTCAATCTCTAATGACAATACCAAACCGATAAAGCCCGTCTGGTTCCATGTAAAAGTTGGATCCACGGCTCGGCCGTTGGTAAAGCCGATGACTTGGAGATTCAGGTCGATATCTCCCGCAATCGCATCAATACGGAAGCAGAACTGACCGTCCAGATGTGGATCTACATGGTCCTGCTTGTTGATGAAGTTCAGGCCTTGCTGAGCGAAAGCGGGGAACACAAACTTGGAGGAGTTAAGGTTGATAATGTAATGATTAGAGGCTGTGGTGGAAGCGCCCGTATTATCCATCCACGAGAAACCTACGACACGAGCACGATAAGGACCACCATAGAGATTGACATCACGCATCAGGGTGATGGGGATATTAGAGGCCTGAGCGGTATAGGCAGAAATATCGTCCCAGAGTACACGAAGTTGATAGAGCATTGTTCTACTCTACAGGAGATATTTCTATTGGGTCCATCTTCACGAAAAAGCACGGATGGGCTTTACTGACAACATTAATCGTCAAGAAAGGGTGGATACTTTCATCTTCAAAAGCAATATCGAAGGCTTCATCGGGAACATCGAAGTCCTCTTGTAGGGCTTCCTTCTCCTTTTTCACGATGGGGAAGGTGTAGATGATATCCGCCTGCTTCCGGATTTGGGCTGGGATGCCTTTGTAGACCTGGGAGACGATCATGGTGCTGAGGTTGTAATGTCGGGCATTCATAAAGAGGCTCGTGATGATATTCTTTTTAAAGGAACGGGGTAAATCGGCCATCACATCATCCAAGATAAGGAGATTGTATATCGGAGGGAGTTTCTTTTTCATCTTCTTCTCTTTTCGCTTCATCATCTCCTGCTCTCCTCTGATTTGGTCCAAGATGGTCTTGATATTGGCCTCCGTTAGAGAATCATAGAACTTGCCTTCTTTCTGTATCTCCTGTATCAGAGGTCTCATCTTCGCATCAGAAGCGGATGGACTAATCATATAGATATTGTGATAATAGCCTTTGTAGAGTTTCCGATTGTCTAACATCGAGAGAATCAGGGACGATTTCCCTGATCGCTTGGGACCGATAATCATCATTTGGACGGCTTTCGTATGTTTCAGAATCGGAGCCTTTGGATCTATCTCATCCTTGTCATGGGCTCCAAATAGGCGTGATAGGTCACTAGACATAATTTCTGCTTACTATGTAAATGGAAATTATATCTATCGCTAGACAGATCCATGCTCTAGATGGTGAAAAAATGGCGGAGTCATTCCGTGACTTGTGTAAAACGACACCTGGCCCAGAAGACAAGGGAAAACAAGGGCTGAAAGCGCTCTATCCTTGCTTCTTTTTGGAGATGATTCGGACCCCTACCAAAGGGGGACATTCTTTTGTAGATGTCATCTCCGATCCTATGAGGCTTCGCCGATTGGAGGAGATTGCCTATAAAGGGAAACGGATGATGGACCCTCTTCATTATTGGAAGAGTATTTTTGCGATGTACCGTTTATGGTATGGTTCCATTAGTGCCTTTCGTCCCACGGTGGCCCGTTGGCTTATCCAGAAATATAAGCCCACTATGGCCGTGATGGATCCATGTGCGGGTTGGGGTGGTCGATGCTTAGGAGCGATGTCATGCGGTGTCCCCTACATTGGCGTGGATACCAATGAGAACCTAAAGAACGGATATGAGCGTTTGGCCCGTCTTGCTCCTGTTCCTGTAAAGATGTTATGGCAACCATCAGAGACGGTGGACTTCTCCCAATACAAGTATGATATGGTTCTCACCTCTCCTCCTTATTGGATTACTGAGCGTTATCACGGAATGCCTAATTACTCCTCTAAAAAGGACTGGCTCTTTCGCTTCCTCATTCCTGTATTCTTGAATGCGTATGATGGTCTCCTTCCTGGAGGAGTCATGGCCATCAACTTTCCAGAGGACCACTATGTAGAACTCTCTGCCTTCTTAGGAGATGCCGATGAGGTGTTAGAGATGCCGTCTGCTACACGAGCCACAGGTCGAGCGCCTCCTATGATTTATGTATGGCGTAAGTCCTAGAAGTTCGTGATGATAACTTCTGAGCCGATATGGGGTTTAGGAACGGTATATAGTAATTTTACTCCTGTAATATGATAGCCCTTAAATAAATCACGAATATGTCGTCCATCATTGAATGTGAGGACCACTTTTCCCTTTATCTTATCCAATACCGATTTTAGATGTTCCACGCTAAAGGAGGAGTGTTTATATCCTGCCGTGCGTTCTGATTCTTCATAGGGTGGATCTAAATAGAATAGTGTATTAGGGCTATCGTATTTCCGTATCACGGCCTCATAATCCTGATTAAGAATAACAACATCGTGAAGACGTTGGGTATAATCCCGCATCTGTACAGAATAGGGAGGAGCATTAATAGGGTTATACGATTTACGATTACCCGCAAAAGAGAACTTGGAGAGGATCCATTCTTTCATGAATCGGTCTTTGGCCGACTTAGGGGTCTTCTTTTTCCATTCATCGAACGTATGGCGTGTGACCTGATAGGATCCCTTTAAGTCCCCAGAGAACTCTTTAAGACCTTTATGGATTGTGGCGATGCCCGTGTCCTTATCATTAATAACTTCTTTTACCGATGGCTTCTTACCATAAAGAACGTGACCCGCTCCTACAAAGGGTTCGACATAAGTCATATTCTCATAATCTTTCGGAAACATTCCTATAATTCGCCTCTTAAGGCGTTTCTTTCCGCCCATACGGGCAAATGGAGCATTCATTCTATATAGCATATAGAAAACACTCTATGCGGTCTCGTAAGAGACACGGTAGAGAGTTTATTCATCATCGGAATCAGAATCCTCTAATTGTTTCGCAAGAGCCTTAGCCTTGGCCTTTGCAGCCTTCAACTCTGCCTTCATACGCTCCTTCTCCTCCTTTTTCTTATCGGATGTCTTAGCATCCTTTTTCGCTAGTGCTGACTTTTCACGCTCTTTACGAAGAGAATCACGCAATTGTTCGATATGCTTCAAATACCCCTCCTCCATTTCCAGATTTGCTCTACCTTGGGATTCACGACTGGAGATATAGAGTTCATCATACTTCTTCTCCAAATCCTCGTATTTCCATTTCAGAATATCATAAGATTCTACCAGTCTCTCATTCTTCGTATTCACAATGGATAGATCCTTTTGAAGACTATGAATCTGATGACGGAGTTCCTTATGAGTGATTCCCTCATTCACTTCTGATAATGTCTGACGATACTCCTCCACTTCCCGCATCAGTTTAGCCATTTCAATCGCATGGTCTTTTACGACCAGCAAGTGTTGGTCCTGTAGTTGCTTTAGTGAGTGTTGTAGTGCGTTCATCTCAGGAGAACGTAGTTGGGTCTGTCGTCCAATCTCCATATAATCATTCAGAGACACGTAATCCATCAACTCTTTAATGAATGCCTTATGACAATCCATATTGGTTTGTACTGCTAGGTAAGGTGTAGCATTGTCCTTCTCTTCAATCATAATTGGCTTGGCTCCAAACCAATAGTCAGTACCCTCATAAAGACGAGAAGGGATAGGCATCGTCTTCGGACAAGCACCACGCAAGTAGGAGTTAATGACATTAGTAGAAGACCCCTTCGCATCTTCGACAAGATGCTTGGCGAGTTCGGTCATGTGCTTAGCCTTGATATGAGCGGGTAGATCAGTCTTGCGGAAGTCGGTCTCGCAGAAGTCGCATCGGAGAATCTTGGAGGGCATGTTTCGGGGTCTTTCTACACGCCGGAGAGAAAATATTTTAGGCTCTTTTCCGCCCTCATTTGGAGGGGCAGAAAGTACCGTATTTTTGGGACTTGAGCCGTTCGCCCTTTTTTTGTCGTCTTTTAACGAATAATTTCGTGTCTTCGCTCTAAAAGTGCCGTATAAGGAAGTGGCCATTTTGTACCTCCCCCCTCCTACTTGGGAATGGTGGTCAGAGTTCAAAATAAAAAAAATATAATATTTATCCAAAATGATTTTTCTTTGTCTCACACATAGGTCAGAAAAGTAGGGGGAGGGTTTTTATCTCTACTACGAATACTCTTAATAAAATAGATCAATTTCTAATGTTCTTAACGAGTGAAGGGAGGGCGAACGCCTTTTTACGGATATTTCCGCCCTTTCTGCCTGTCTTATCCTCTTCTCTTTTTCAGGAGATAAGAATAGATGCTCCCCTATTATATTGCTCCTTCCACCATTCACGGTCTTGGTCTATTCGCAAAAGTAGACATGTCTTCTAATACTCGCATTGCTGACTTTAAAGGAGAGGAGATGACACTCCGAGAATTTAAAGAACGATATGGAGGCGATACTCGCTTCTGCTATTCTCTCCGTCGATTAAATAAGATTATCGATGGAAAGCAGGAGAATAATCCTTCTCGTTATTGTAACGAATCTCTAACACCGAATGTATGTCTTAAGAAGCGTGGTCTCTATACATGTACTCCTGTAAAAGCAGGAGATGAACTCTTTCTCCTGTATCCTAAATCATATCCTAGAGATTATCTCCTCTCCTGATAAATGCTCCTCTATCGTATCCGACCACGTACCAAACAAATTGCTCGTCGTCTTGGTGTACACATTCAACCCTCTCAAAAGCCTGATAAAAAGATAGATGTCCTCCTTCCCAATAAGACCATCTCTATTGGTCAGCGTGGAGCCATGGATTATCCTCAATGGCTAGAACGGGATAAAGAGACGGCGGACATTCATCGTAAGCGATATGAACAGAGACACGAACGAGATCGACATAAGAAGGGGACGGCTGGTTTCTATGCGGATCAATTACTCTGGAAATAGGTCTTTTATAATTAACATCACAGCCATGAATAGGAACACTAAGATAATCATTTGTGACTCTACTAAGTCTCCAATGATTAAAAACGAATGCCACGACTCGCTAGGACCTGGGCATAGAATGGATTAGAGGAGAGGACCGAATCCAACTTCTTCAACTTCTCCGTCTTCTTCTGAATCTCCTTCTCCTCTTCATCATCGGATTCGGGGAGGACTGGCTTCTTGGCTTGGAAGGCTCCGCTATCTTCCTCCTCTACAGGAGCAGGAGCAGACTTCTTAACCACCGCACGAACAGGTCTAGTCTTCTTCTCTGGATATTTCACCTTCACAGCAGGAGCGGACTTATCAGGTCGGAGATCTAGCGTCTTCTCGTCCTCCTCCCGCTTCAACAACTTGGCCCGAGCCTTCTCCATGAACGCCTCCATCTGCTTCTCCGTCTTCGGAGGTCGAGCAGGCTTACTCTTACGCTCAATCTCTTTAAGTTGTTTCTTTGTCAATTGGATATCCGCCAGTTGCTCTATCGTGAGAGCCACTTCCTTCTTATTGGCCCTGCGATCCACCCTCTGCTTCCGCTCCAACTTCTCATAATTACGAATCATCGCATTCACATCATAAAGCGTAACCTCATCGGCCTTTTTGTCGTCCTTAACGGCACTTTTAGAAATCGGTTTCAAATCGGGGACCTCATCCTGGGTCTCCTCGGGACCATCCCAATCACTTAGTTCTGACTCCGAATCGGACATCTTCTTTCTATTGTATGAAACTATTTTCTACTGAGATGATTTTCTCCTCCTCTAAGTAGAAAATGAGGTCTGGAATTGGATCTATTATTAAAGCACGGTCGCAGGAGCACAGTCAGGAGGTCCTTCGTGACTTATTTAACCGTATGACCACGTCCTCCAAAGATGGGTCCTATCAGATGATTCCGACCTATCACGGTCAATGTCCCTATGAGACCATCAGCATGGAACGGGGACTCTTAGCGAAAGCCTACGATGCGAGAGCGAAGGAGACCGCTACGCTTCGGGACACGGCCACCGACAGCAAGACTGAGTTTTCCCCCGCTGACGATCTGAAGGAGGCGATTGACAAGGGACCCTACATTAGTGATGTTGCTAGCACGCTCTCTCGTCTCCGCATTCAAGTCCCGAACGAATCGCTCAACGTCTTGCTTCACGAATCCTTGGACCTCGGGAGTGAGAAGCCCATTGCTCCGCAGGAGTCGTAAGACCATATCCTGACAATTCCGCTTGAATGGGTCATAGTCACGATAGAACGACTTCTCATCCCCCTCCGATGCCTTCTTCAGGAAATCGGAGATAGTAATCTTCTTATCCCCGAGTGGGACGACGACATCCTCTTCGTCCGATGACTTGCTATAGGGCTTGACCGTAAAGAGTTCGTTCTTCTCCAGTTTATGCTTCCCATTGACAACTACGAACAGATGGAACATCTTATCATAGGCCAGTGCCTTCTTCACTTTGCCGAACTCTCCTCCACTCATCACGTCCAACGCAAGGTCCAGCACTTTAGAGATTGGAACTCGTCCCACTGACAGAGAGGTAATCTCCTCCTGTCCGTGCGACTTCAGAAAGTTCTCTACCACAGGAGGCATCGCCGTGCCCTTCCACCAATCGATAATTTTATGAACCCCTTCCACTACCGCATCTACCAGTTCTCCTCCTGCCGAATACTTCGGACGTACCACACGAGAGCGTCTAATCATTCTATAGGGCCTAAAGAATAGAATATGTCGGATTTCTTGATGGAAACGGACTGTACTGTAACGAGAAACTACAGATACGGCACAATTCTCCTACAGTAACTGGATTCTACTGTATCTAAACTACACCATTACAGTAGAGAAACCGGTTTCTCTTCCGTATATGTGCTGTGCTATTACAGTAGAATCCGGTTACAGAACCAATTTCTACGCATTTGTAGAGTCTATTTACAGTAGAATCCGGTTTCCGTTGGATTTCTCCGGCTTTTTCTCTCTTCTCTCATTAGAACATGAACGCTCTGACTCAATCCATTAATAGTCTCATGCGAATGATGCCCACCATCAATACGCAGACGGCAGAAGAGATCAAAGAGATCCCGAGCGACATCACCATCTTTGCTCCAGAGTATCCCTCTCCAGAAGAGGAGATTAAACTTTTACAAGAGGAGATTGTTCTCCTCAACAAGCGTATTGAATCACTACAGAAGAGCCTCATTGAATCGGCGACAAAGGAGAAAGTCGTCTATGTGTATTGCGTACATTGTAGAGACGAGGAACAACTCCCGAAATAAATTCTCCACTTACGGTAGAATACCGTTTCATGGACGAATTGAAAAAACTAATCCGCAAGAACAAGCCCGACATCAAAGAGGCAAGTATCGCCCGTTATGTGGCGTGTCTCTCCCATCTATGGGATGAGGCCTTTAAAGGAACAGGAGCGGAGTTCAATCATAAACTCTTCTTCGCTGACCATGACCGTGTCATGAAAGCATTGGATGGCCGAGGCCTAGCCACTCGTAAAACCATGTTGGCTGCAATCATGGCGATCGCCTCAGGAGAAAAAGACACCATCGTAAAAATCTATCGAGACCGCATGCTGGCCGATTCAGAAGCCTATAAGAAGAAAGAAGCAACACACAAGATGTCAGATGGACAAAAGGAGAATTGGGTAGACTGGGACCAAGTACTAAAATCCTACGAGGAGTTGGGAAAGCGTGTAGCATGGGTCTGGAAGGCAGAACCAAAGAAAGAACATCTCATCGTCTTACAGAAATATGTCATCTTGTCCTGCTATGTTCTTATTCCTCCCAGACGTTCTAAGGATTATACTGAATTCAAGTGGCGGGATTACGACGAGAAGAAGGACAACTATTGGGACGCTAAAAAGAAGCAACTCGTCTTTAATGATTACAAGACCTCAGGCCATTACGGAACGCAAACAGTGGGAGCCCCTAAGTCCCTTGCCGACATTCTCAATAAATGGATTAAACTCATCAAGAAGGGACAAGTGGATGGACCATATATGTTCTTCACCGAATCAGGAAGCAAACTAACCTCTGCGCATATGGCGAAGTTGCTCGGTGGAATCTTTGGAAAGAAGGTAGGTGTGAATATCTTACGACACTCATACATCACTTGTAATCTGGGTCCGAAGTTGAAGGAGTTGGAGAAGGTGGCGGAGGAGATGGGCCATTCTACCGAGGAACAGAAGTTGTATCGCAAGGATAAAGATTAATGACCTGTAGTAGAGGAACTCTGTGCCGATCGAGGACCATAAAGAACGTGACCCGCTATCGCCTCACGCAACTTCTTAGCCGTCTTACGTCCTGTAGGATAAGGAATCTCTAACGCTTCCATGATTTGGTCTAATGATGGGTAACCCTTTCTTGGTTTTAACTGAATTCGTTCTAATGTTTCATGTGGATCATCCCCTAAGAGGACTTCAATCGCTGCAGCCGACCAACCCGCAGAACCCTCATCTGGTGCTGGTGGTTCTTCTTCGGATTCAGATACCTCCTCTTTCTCTTCTTTCCCTTTCTTTCGCATACGACCCACTACCTCCTCTTCACGTCGTGGATTCGTCCATGGATGGTCTCCCAACATGGCACGTTCTAGAATACGATGCTGATGAGCGGTGACTTCTTCATATCGTCGATCAATCGCATCCAGACGTTCACTGATGGGACGCAGGAGGTCAGCCATCTTCTCCTCTTTCTTCTCCTCCTGTTTTGCGGACACAACAGGAAGAGCATGGACACCCATCGTCTGAGGAGCGCCTGAGAAGGTTCGATAGGTTGGAGGAATAGGAAGCGCAGGAGGAGACACCATTGGAGGACGAATGAGACCCGTCGGAACGGATGACAAGTTGAGGCGACCTTGACCCCGTGGTCCCTTCTTGCGCTTCTTACGTTGCCCCATGGCTCCACCACCAATGACGACATTCACGACTTGATGACCTCGGCCTTTCGTGGTAGAATGAATGACGGACCCACCACGTGCCATAGACTCCAACTTCTCCTTTTGGTCCGGCTGATACTTTCCAGGTGTCTCCTTGGCGATCTTACGGAGTTCAGCCAACTTATGGGGACTTAAAGGAAGGTCAATTCCCTTGGCTTTCATAAACTTCTTCACGGTCTCAGTATATACGCAAGGCACAATAATCTCATGACTATGTGCCGTAATCGGGACGGGCTTAGAGTCTTTCAGCGCTAAAAGCCCGTTACGGGTGATGTTTTTATCTCCCAATATCATAACTATTTAGACATGGGATTTATTTCTTTCGTCGTTCCTTATTCAATGCGACTAGGCGCTCGGTGGCTTTCTTCTGTGCTTCCGAACGTGGCTTTTTCGCTTTTGGCGCCTTCACATCCCCATCACCGACTGCTTTTTTGGATGCTTCTTCAACTCGTGCCCGTGATACAAAGCCTCCCACCGCCTTAGAGACAGCACCCGCTTCCTCCTTGGCTTCCTTCACTTCCTGCTTCACCATCTCCACGGTCAGACCCGCCTTCTTGGCCTGCTCGGGGAACTTCTGAATCATCTGGACCAACTTCGCAGGAGTATCGACCACCTTCACCTTCGCACCAGGAGGAACATCCACGGCACCAATATCATATGAACCCTTCGCATACTTGGAATTGATGTAAGTGGCCAGAGGACCACCAACAACAGGAATCATACCACCTACAGCAGTCACCGCACCCTTAGCGACAGCGACAGCGACTGACTTCGCAAAAGACTTGACAGCGTTACCCATTCTATTCTATTCTACAGAAATATATTCTACCAGGATAGAACAAGATGTCGCTTTTGGATCAACTCCCGCCACTTCCTGCGGTGATTGCTCCCGCCGTAGAGGCCAAAGAAGTCAAGGATCAGCCATTGGACGATAAGCGGTTTATTATTGTCCTCTCCCGAGATATGTCCGACGAGGATGTCTCCGTATTCCGTCAACATGGTAAAGTCCTCCAATGGGGACCCCAATTCCTTAATGTCCCCTTCTCCTCTTTAGAGTTCGACTACCTTCTCATTGATGCTCGTTCTAAAGAAGCCCGTCTCACTCTGAACCGTCAGGACTTGAATAAGTACCATAAAGTGGCTTATGTCTTCTGGGTCCAGAAAGGCATAGATGACTTCATCACCCAACTCGGAACCGTAGATATCTCCAGTGTTCCCCAACATGCCATTAATCGTGCGGATTTTGAGTCCATGCTTCTGAATGAGAAACTGGTCGCTCCCTCCGTGGCTAAATCGGTTTTTCGTATTGTAAAGGGTTGTTTCAGTGGCTAATGTCCCAATGTTGGGAAAGGGCAAAGAGTGCCATACAGTCCCTTCTCTGTGCCCGCTTATTTCCGATGCCTTGTTAGATGCCTTATCATATCCGACGCTCAGGCCGAGGATATAAAGTATTTTCTATCTCTGGTCGTCCTCTTTCCCGTCATCCTCTATCCAAAGAGAGAGCCGAGAAACAACTAACTGCCGTCAATATCGCCTACGCTAAGAAGAGGACTTAAAGACCCCTTTTAGCATCTGAGCGATTTTATCAAAACGCTGTTCCGTGGTTGCCTTGTAATCATTGAATTGCTTTTCTAAATCACGTGCGTGATCCTCCAGCACCTCGTTCCGCTTTGTGAGCGTCTCCGCTTCCTTCTCCTTCCGCTCACGGTGCTCCTTACACATATCCCTGCCTTTCGTCTCCTCCCGATGCTTTCGTGCGTATTCTAACCCCTTCCGCTCCTCATCTCCTATGAAATCACCGAGTTCCTCGTCCGTCTTGTCCAATAAATAGACATCCTCCTTGAATCGTCTCTTCTTGTCCTTACCCTGTCGGACTCGCATCTTCTCTTCTTTCGGCCGTTCCATCTCTATGGAGAGGTGAGAGAAACGGGGAGCAGAAGAAACGTCGCAGAGATGGCGTCGTTGCCATCTACATATCCATAACCAGAATTCACGTAGAACATCACATCATACCATCCAGCGGGGATTCCTCCTGCTTCAAAAGCGAAGGGGATGGGCGAATGATTCCAAGAGAGGTTCGTGTAGATATACGTAGCAAAATAGAAGTATTGCCCTGTGCTCTGGTTATATAGACGCATGGACACGTTTTGAAACCCAGCCGAGTCTCTGTAATTGGTCGCCACGCCATGAATGAGCAGGCCCTGATTATTGAATGACTTGTAGAACTGTGACGCTCTGCTAAGGAAGTTCCAATTCACCTGTAGGTTATCACTGTAAGGGCCGAAATGGTACCCCTCTACTGTGGTTGCCACGACTCGCTTATCAATGACATCCCAGCCGAGTACCGCTCCATAGCCTGCGGTGGCTCCTCTGCTCTGTGCGGGTGGGTTGCTGTAATACAAGGTGCTCTCAATCTGGATAGGAGTAGCGCCCCAGCCTGAACCAGCGTCTTTACCCATATAGAAACGGTTGTCTGTGTCGTAATACATAAAACTTGCTAATTTTTCTCCTGAGTCATGAACGGTGATGCCGGTTTGTTCCGAGCATTCCATCAATAGCCCTGCTTGCCATCCTGTTCCATAGTTCCTATCTGTTCCTCCAATGACTACCTGGCCTGGCGTGGTACTAATGTTATTCGGAACGGCATGGGCGCTTGCTCCTCCAGTAAAGTTCAGCACTCCATTATTGGTGATACGCATTTGGTGATTATCATAGTAATCGCTCCATAAGAACTTGGCCACGGCAGGATTTGCTATCTTGGCTCTAATGATACAACCCCACGAAGAATCCGAATAAATACAACCTGCTGAGTATGAACCCCCCGAACCAAAGAGGAGGGAACCCGTCGCATAGGCATCACCTTCCACGTTCAGTTTGTATGTCATAGGATAATTGCCAATACATACCTTTCCTCCTGGGTTCAGATACATATCCTGCCAAGCGTTTAATGCTGCGGTGTGGCCTCCCACATACACCTTGTTGTCATACGTTCCAATGACAGCGCCTCGTTCTTCGTTACCGAAATAGCCCCAGCCCTTCCATCCGCTGGTTCCACCGTTATAACTATAAAGGGAAGAGAGTGGATTAGACGTTCCGATGCCGATATTTCCGTTTGATTTAATGACGAGAGATGATGCCCCGCCATTATTGATATTAAAGCGAATGGCTTGGGAGTTCGTTCGTATAACCATATCGCCAGTCAGAGCATCAGAAGCCCAGGAACCAGCAGAGGAGGCGTAGGCAATGAAATTGTTCCCCATCTGGATGTTTGGTTGGTTCGTGGTTCGTCCCCATTGAATGCTGTCATAAAGACCCGACCTAGCACTGCCAACGATGATGTTTCCATTCACAAACGTAAATGAACTACCAGCGAACGACATCGGCAGATAGGCCGAACCATCTGTGCTAGCGCTAATTATCTGAGCCTCGTCTGTTGAGGCAACACCCAACGCCAGATTACAGGTGGTTGCGTTACGTGTCGTGTTACGTCCGATACTCATGTGCCCATTATAGCCAGTAAAGAGATACACCTCTCCTGCTGAGTTGTCAATATGGCTAAAGGCATTGCTGAACTTGATGTTCGCTTTCGTTGCGCTACTGAGGCCGATGCTCACCGTGCCTGTGATACCAACGTCTGGTGAATTGGCGTCTGTCATCACGCAGTCATACCACGTTGTAAACTTTGACGTGCTCCCGTAATCACCCTGATATTGACGAATACCAGACCCTCCCTTGTTATACATGATAAGATTCACCTTACCAGCCGAGCCATCAGCCCATGAGTTGAAACAGAGCATATCCGAATAAGAGCCTGTTCCATCATTGCCCATCTGGCCAAAGTAGTAGCCCATTGAACCAGCATCCTGTTGCGACGGTTTCATACCTGCTCGGTAGTCGTCCTGGCGGGTCCAGTTCTTCGCTGACATACTACTACCAAGTAGAGTCCCACTACATGAAATGTCTCCTGTAACAGTGAGCGCATAGGATGGATTCGTGGAACCAATGCCAACCTTTCCGCCTCCCGTTAGAACAAGGTAACCACTACCAGTGCGAAGAGCGCATCCATAAAATCCAGCCAGACATGGATTGCCTGTGAAGCCAGGGATGCCACTGTCTCCCACACCATACCATGGGCCGAACTTATTGTCTCCTATTTTCGCATCTTCGTCTTGGTTGTCTCCTCGTGCTGATAGGTAATAGCGTTTAGCGAGGACTCCAGCATTGGTGCCGATGCCCGTCGTCGTGATGGTTCCGTCAGTAGTCAGCGAACCGCAATCAATCTGGCCCGTCTGTTTGGAGGAGCCATCTCGGGTATTGAAGACGTGGCGAACCGTGCTATCATAGGCACTATAGAACGCTATACCATACCAACTCTTCAGTCCTCCATTATAGGTGGTGTAATCGGCTCCGTCACCATTGTTAGCGAATAGACGACACGATTTATTAACGTCTCCTCCTGTGTAAGGCCAGAACTCGCCTCCTACGTTCTTTAAGTTTCCCGTCATCTCATCCCCCGCTTTCAGCACACGTAGGTTGTCTTGGCTATTGACGTAGGTAATGGAAGCCTTCGCATCAATCTGTGTTTGGAGTGAATTCGTGACTCCCGATAAATAGCCGATTTCTGTAATACTAACGATAGAAGATGTGACCTTCTTGTTTGAATCTACCACGAGAACACGGGAGGCTGTGGTGTCGTTCAAATAGAATGGCTTAGACACGGTGACATTAGACACAACACCTGTTCCTGTCGCACCATTGATGGATATAGCGAGTCTATCTACCTCCGACCCTGACCCAGTCAATCCTATCCAGAAATTGCCAGGGTTTCCATCAGGAACACCCAAGAGGCGAGTATTGGCGGTCAATGCTCCAGAGGAGATAGTAAGCGAGCCTGTCATCGTATCCCCGCTCTTCAAGACATACAGCGAACCAGCACCCGAGATGGCCGAATCCACATAGGTTTTGTTTGTGTAATCGTCTCCTGTGGAAGGAACAGCCGAGGACTGGACCTTATACGAGCCGAGGACGATATTGGTATTGGCATTTGAACCATCTAGTTTGAGACGGTTGTTCAACTGGGCCTGAATATCTGACGATACGTTGTCCAGGTAGTCTATCTTAGAGGCATCCACGCCTGAAGAGACGAGTTTCTTGTTCGCATCAAAGATGGGGATTTTGGAGGCTGTCGCATAGTCAGCCGTTAGTCCAACATACACGGTTTGTCCGTCTGATGACAGGAGCAGACAGTTCTGATTGCCCGTTCCATCTCGGAACTGTAAATCCCGCATGAGTGCTCCGTTGAGGATACGTTGAATCGTCCAGGCGTGGTAGGAGGCGCTATTACGGGAGAAGTTGTAAGAGGTTTCGCTGTAAAAATAGGGACTCGTCACAGAGGTGTTGAAGGTAGTTGCGGCAACGACCGTTTGGTCTGTTCCAGTAACCTTATTAAGGTATGTTAGAGCGTTCGCATTATCCACGTATGTGACGGCGTTCTGTAGCGTGACGAGATTGACCACGTCATTTGATGCGATAGGAGCATGAGTGGTTTGGATGTTCTGTGCTCCCATGTTCAGTGTTTGCGTCGCACCAACGTAGGGCACAAGTCCAGTAAGGTCTACGTTCTGTCCATCTATCGTAAGGGATGATACGTCAAGAGACGTTGTACCATCAAGCGTTAATGGGAACTGTGTATTATAGAGACCGTTGAGGCTCATTAGTCTTACTACTATAATAGAGAAGATGGCGGCTATTATAGACAAGGTCAAAGGCATCTACGACGCTCTCGTAGGTAATCCTGCCCTACCCAAGACTGTCCGTAATACCCTTAAGAAGTATGGCGACCAGACCATTAAGAGTATCGTGATAAAGAGAACACCTCTGTCTAACGTGGTAGAGTCAGCACTGAACGCTATTACTTTAGGCAAGTGGAAGGAGATAAAAGGCAACTACGATAAGATGTTCCACCTCTATGCGGTACTGACGTTGGAGAACGGGAAGAAGTTGCTGTTAGAGAAGAACGAACGACCAGTACTCTCCGAGTCTGTCCCAGCCGATACGAAGGAGACAGAGACAGCAACAGTACCTCCTATTACATCCCGTATTACGTTAAACGATTTCATTGGTAAGACGGTGAAACGACTGTCTATAGAGGACTATATCAAGTACGAGGGATTCAGTCTGAACTGTCAGCACTTCATACGGGCACACCTACTGGCGAATGGTCTACTAACACCAGCCCTTCTATCGTTCATCTTCCAAGACACGAAGAAACTGATAGAGAAGACTCCCTCATTGAGCCGATGGTTAGCAGAGAAGGTTACGGATGTGGCTGGTGCCGGACGGCAACTGTTTGAGGAGATAGCCTATAAAAAGGGAGGTCGTGCGAGACGATGGATTAGTTAGGCAAGATGACGAGCAAGAGCCTGAGACAGACGACGAGCGTCCATAACGGTGCTTTCACCTGGGGCACGATGTTTCACGCCAAGTTTTGTAGCGAGTTCTCTCATACTCTCTCTCTGTGGAGGCTGTGTCTTATAGAACTGGTATATCTGTTCAGCGGAGACACCTCGTAGACGTTCTCGTAGAGCAGGAGCATCGGACATACGTAGTTCAAAGATGAGTTCTCTACGACTAGGTAATTGAATGAGTCCGACAGCAGGAGCAGGAGCAGGAGGAGCAAATACCTCAGGAGCAGGAGCAGGAGCACGTTGTGGTCTTGGGATACGTCTTAGTATGTCTCTTCGTCTAGCCTGTTCCTCTGCCTGTCCAAAGACATCTCCTAGTCCTTCAATAGCCCTGTCTTGACGACGCATGGCTTGAACGTCTAGTCGTCTTGCCTGTGCCTTGGCTTGTGGCCCGTTAAAGGCTAACCATAGACCTGCTCTACGACCCGCAGCGAACCCTTGTTTCCGTGCGAGGTCAATACGTGTCTTACACTCTTCTTCAGCCATAATAGATGAGTACCTATACTACTCGTGATAAAATAAGACTCTACGAGAAGATGAAGGAGCAGACCAAGGACGACTCGTATTATATATACCGTATCCTAATAAAAAACGGAGAGGCACACTCCGTCAATAGTAATGGTGTGTTTTTTGATTTGGATGCTGTGAGTACAGAAACTCTACGGGACTTGGCTATGTATTATAACGCATTACGGCCTCTGGTAAAGGACAAGCCTCATTATGAAGAGGCTTGAAGAGAGCGACGATGCTGGTACAGAAGATGCTTGACAGGACCCATGACAGGCTTCTCCATAATAACCATTACGATGCCCTGGGAGTGTAACTCACCCTCGTCTGGGTCGCATGGGCCGATGCCCCGCTCTTTACAGTCGGCAAAGTACTCACGTACTGCCCGAGCGATTCCATAGGAGTTGAGAAGGTCATCGGCATAAGCAGACATCATGTCTGAGGCATGGATACTAATCGCATTAAGGACGTACTCCTCAATATCCTCGTCTTCATCGTTATGACGGTCAGCCTCAATGAGTTCATCGGCGATGGTCTGTGCGACCTCCTTACACTCATCGTAGAAGAGGTTCTGCTTGGCGAGGAGAGAGTCAATGGTGTATGGGAGAGCCATGGTAATATAGTCTGATGTGTGTCAGGACAGCCGTTTCTAGCCCTCCCCCCCTTTCAATTTTTATGGCTGGTGGAAGAGTGTCTGATTAGTTCCTTATCTTAATGGTGTTCAATATAGGCT